GACCTAACTGTTTCAATCTAATTTGAAGACCTTTGTCTGCACGCTCAGATGCTTTTCGTGCCTCTGTCTGCCTAAACACAGCGTCTTCTGCCTGCATAGACATTTGAGAAATGTTCATTGGATTAAGCCCCGGAACAGCGCCACCAATGGCATTAGCAGATTGCTGCAGTGCAGTTAGTTTTTCCTGTTTATCTGATGGACTTAGTGATTCATCTTTTAAAACAGAGGTCATTTGATTTTGCAAATACCCTAACCCGCTTTGAGCGTTTTGCTGACGCTGCTTTAATCGAAGGGCTTTAGCTTGACTTGATAACTCTAACGCAGCTTTAGGGTCTGTCTTAATAATAGATGTTGCAGCGTTTTCTATTACATCTGGATCGTTGCTTGAGATTGCTGTTTGTAGCTGCTCCAACATACCCTGCCTAGCTTTACGTTCAGCAGCCGCTGCAGGCGCACCGCCGATTGCACCGCCAAGCTCAAACAAACCCTGACCGTAACTTGGCTGAGTTAGGGCCTGTAAAAATGATTGTCCAAATCGTGCCATTATGAAGCCCCTCCGCTAGAATTTCCACCGCCCATAAACCCGCCAAACAAACCATTAGGGCCAAACAAGGCATTAACACCGCCGCCAAGAAGCTCACTCAAACCGCCATAGCTATCAGTAGGCGTAGCCAACGCACCTAAGAGTCCTGTTCCTAGTTGCCCCATAAGGTTAGCCTGTCCCAGACCTGCACCCAGAAGCGCCTCAAGACCACCCATAGATGCTTCACCAAACAAGTTAGCACCTGCAAGCTGACCCCGCTGCCGTAACTGTGGAAACAACTGAGAGGCTTGCAACGCCTGTAGCATCTGCGCTTGAGGCATATAACTAGCCCCTAACATTTGCTGACCAAGGGCTGCTTGCTGCGCCTGTTCGCCTCTAGCTTGTTGCATAGCGCCTAGCATAGCTGTGTTCTGCGCTTCTGCTTGTGCTTTAGCCATAGCAAGTTGCTCTGGAGTACCGCCGTACTGCGCTGTTTGTACACCTAAACGTCCCTGTGCCGCCAAACGTTCTTCCATCTCCTGCCGCTGACGCTCTTCTCCGGGCATCTGTGCGGCTCTCATCTGTTCGTATATGTCAGTCTGTCTCTGCGTTATGTCACCACCCGCAGCTTGTAACATGGACTTCGCTTTGTTGAACATCTGTTGCTGAAACGCTTTTTCTCCTTCAGACCCAGACATAGTTACTTGACCTGTCTCTGGGTCATAACCAAAGATACCACCTGTCGATGTAGTCATACCGAAAGGCTGAAACTGCGTCTGAGTTAAACCTTCTTGTGCAATGCCCATTGCTCCTTGTTGAGCAGCATCACCAATAGCGCCTAGTCTGTTATAGGCATTCGCTAAAGCAGCACCTCCGCCAAACATTCCTAGAATTGGTGCTAGACCGCCTAAGAAGGCTTGGAGGTTAAAACCAGTGCCGCCAGCAGCAGCATCAGTACCGCCAGCAGCAGCATCAGTACCGCCAGCAGCAGTGCCGCCTCCTGTTTGCTGTTGTTGCATTACAGCACTAGGCACTGTGCCGGTGCCTCCTACTTGCTGCGCCATTTGAGCGACTGCCTCTTGAAACGCCGGATCACTTATTAAACTCATAATGTTTTACCCATCAATGCTAATACGTTAATTTCCTGAATTGAAACTTCTGAACCGTTTATGTCGGATTCTACGCCTACAGTAATAATAGAACCGCCGCTAGTTGTGTTAATAGACTTACGTGTAATAGACGTGCCGCCTGAAAATGCAGCAATGTTGTACTCATCGTCTTGGTTAAAGAAAGCAATAGAACTTGTGTCAGCCCCTAGTTGAAACGAAGAAGAGTTAAAGTTATCGTTTAGATCATAAGCCCACTTTAAAAATATAGTTTCTGTTCCACCGCCTACAATAGTAGGTCGTAGTTTTTTCAGAAACTTAGTCTTAGAAGGATCACCAAAAGTCAGTCCGGGGCTAACGTACTTAAATGTGTAAGCCTCTCCCTCGTCTTGGTACCCTAAATAAGTACCGATTCCGTTAGACGTTCCTGTGTACAAAGTACCGTCATCTTTTCTATGCCATGCCTCAAACTTACTAGAAGGCCAGCGGGTAACACGATAAGATCCGTTCTCTAGTTTGCCTCTTAAATCAAAACATAACGTAGTGTTTTCGGCAGGAAATGTAAGTAAGTAAAAAGAATTTTCAGGACTGTATACGCTGTTTGTAGGGTCTGCTCTGTTAGCGATAAGTGTTGACAGTTGATTTTTTACGTTTCGGCTTAAGTCAGACAGCGGCATAGATTTTTCTTGGATGACGCGACCAACACTTCGTAAACCGCCGTGAGATAAAAACAATACATCAGTACCAATGTGTTGGACAGAATTTCTGCAAATACAACCAAGACCTGCTACAGTGTCTGTAATAGCCATGTTAGCCGGAGAGTTAGCGCCTCCGTAAACAATGATGCTGTGCTCGCCAAAGATAATCAGTGAATTGTTATGCGCTGCTAATGCTCTTACTTCATCTGCACCGTCAGGCCAAGCCTTAGATACATCAATAGATCCGCTTGAGCCACCAGTCCAGCTATGACCAATAAGCAAGTCAGACCAATAAATAGTAGTCTTATTGTTTGTGGTGCCTACACACCAGAGTCTACCAAAAGCAGCTAAAGCCTCGTGACAGTATTGGTTAGCGCTGACAGACGCACCAGTAACAGACGACATGGGTGTAACAGCGCCTAACGCATTGCTGTAAACAAGAGGCTCGTAGCCGCGTTGAAAAAAATAACAATGATCGTTAAAGTTTACCATCTTCCAGTTGTTAGCAGTGATGGTGTAAGTCGCAGGAGTCTCGTCTACAAGCGTAGCATCTCCCGATAGTATCTTGTTGTTCCCTGTGCTAAACAACTTCTCGTTGCCAGTTTGATCGTAAAAGTAATGAATCCTGTGTATACGGTCAGAGCCTAACTCAGTCTTGTCTGTAGTAATAAGATTAATACCTTTGCGCGCACCTAAGCGTCCACGTTTGTCAATGATTGCATTGTCTGCAATTTCAGCAAACGAAGGATCTTGCGCTAACGGAGAATCTTCATCGTTGATTCCTTTAAACGCAGGTGCTACTAAGTTAATACTTTGTAGAGGCTGGGCCATTCACTAGTCTCCTACGGAGTGTACCAAACAACTTCGTCTGGATGCTTCTGTGCATCAAGAGCAATAGCGTCTGATAAGTATTTGTCTGCAATAGCAAAGTATTCAGGCGCTGATGTCCCGCCTGTTTCTCCGCGCTCTCGCGCAAGTAAAGCAATAGCCAAATGAATAACAGGCATAGACGGAATCATTAACTCGTCAGTGTTTTCAGATAAAACAGCATTGCGTTTAACACAATTAAAACGTATGTTGTACACACCATCTGGATTTGGATAAATGTCTACTTGAGTGTCTCCGTTGCCGTTAATTCCGTTGTACGTGTAGTACTCAGGCGAGCCGCTAACGGTGTTTTGATTGAGGTACTTATCGTTAAACCATGAAGAACCACGATATTCCATAAACACGTTAGAAGTATCGTTAATAACATCCAATGCTTTGACACGGTTTTGACTTCCTGTTAGCGCGTAATTAAAAATCCCAGCAGTTGTTGTAATAGTTAACGTAGTTCTTAGAGCAGACCAGTCCCATGCGGTTTCTACTTGATCTTTAGCGTCATTAACAAAATCACCAACCATTTTGCTGTACGTGTTTTGGTCAACGTTTGTAACTTCGTCTTCGCGCATACGCCTCAAAACGCTGTTTACTAACTGTAAATAAGTCATACTAATCCCTCAAACAAGCCTTTAGACAGGCGAGCTGTTAAGCTATCTAATTCTCTTACGTAATCTTTTTGCGGAGGAGTTATAATAGAAGCTATAGCAGGAGCAGTGTAGCTTATGCCTGTTCTAAATGGCTGGAAAGGCGCTGGTTTAAAACCACCAGTCATCATTCCTCCGCGTCCTGCGCCTCCGCCTCCGCCGCCTCCCGGTCCTCCTTCATCGCCTATGCCGGGATCGCCTGTGCTAGCTCCCGGTCCAAACGTAACAGATGGCTTCGAAGGTCCACCAGCAGGAGATTCAGGCCCTTCTGGTTCTTCGCCTACAGACGTACCATCTGTATCGCCACCTCCGCCTAACTCATAATCTTTTGGTCCTGTGCCGCCTGCTCCGGGTTCAGCAGTTCCTGTTGTTGCGTCTGCTGCGTCGCCTTGAGTCATGCCTTCTTGAGTATCTGGACTACCTGCTTCTACCCAACTATCGTACCAAGCCTGTTGTCCTTCAGTTGCTGTACCCGCTTCTACTTGGGCAAT